TGGTGGTGGCCTCGGAAGAAATAACGATGCTTAGTGTCGCCCCACATCTTCGGCTGCTCTGTCGCCATGATGCCTGGCAAATCGTTGTCCTTAGTCTGATGACCGTGGACTGTGCCAATCATCACATTGCCGTACTGTAAATACTTCCGAGTAGTAGGCTCAGGGTGGACATAGCAGCGCGGCTCGTTACGATACATGCTCTTAAAGTGATTCTGAGTTGCAAGAGCGATGAACTCATCGTGATTGCCGGGCACACACACCAACTGCACCACTTCGTGATGCTCAAGCCCTTTGTCGATGCACCGCTCTAGCGCGTGCCAGCCGAGTTCAAGCACTCGACTCATGCGCCCGTCAATATCAAGGATGTTGTGACTACGTTCAGTATAGCCGCTCATGTTGTCAGCGTGAAAGAAATCACCCATCTGCAAGATGACTAGCTTTTCGCTAGGCGCTGCTTGCTCTACAAGATAGTCAACTGACGCACATAGGGCGTTCACAGCCTTGTTGACATCGTAATCCTCGCCAACTTCTTCGCCCCAAGCGTACATGCCGATGTGGGTGTCAGTGATCGGGATGACTGCCATTGTCTCGGCAGAAGGGCCGGGAGGGTTAGCCTTGCTAGGCTTTGGCTTATCAACAGTTGTGAGGCTGTCTACCGCGTTTTGAATGGCCTCAAGTCTGGCTTGCTGGTCAAGGCTTGTTTTGACCCACTCCAGTTTAGGCTCGCCCGTTTGGGCGTCGTATAAAGTGGACGTTCCTTTGACCACATGTCCTTCAGGAATCTCGCGGCTCTCTCCTGATTCAATCTCTTCTGATCGGATTCTTGCAAGGCGACGCTCCAATGTCCGTGTGTTGACGCCAAGGTGGATGGCTGCTGCTGCTTGGCTGCCCATCTCTTCCACCGCAGCGGTTATCTGATTGTCAGTGTACTGTTTCAAACCCATGATGATGGCACCTTGTCTCCTACATGATAGATGAAGCCGTGCCGCTCACACCAGTCGCTGTAACGCATCGCTTTCTTCCTAGTCATCCAGTTATCAGACTGGAACAGCATACGAATATCAAGGTGCGGGTTACAGTTGCGGATAGCAAGCATTTTTGATCGCATTTCGCCTGTAAACTTGCCCTTGATCTCGATAACAATGCCGTTAGCTAGCACTACATCAGGTGTGTAGTTGCGCTCCTTCAGCACAACCTTGTGCCCACAGTTGGCACAGTGAGCAGGCTTTACCTCGCTGGTGTACTTGATCTGATACGGCTCATAGCTGTACTTGATGCGCCGTTCGTTCAAGTCGCGGCAGACTCTTTCCTCTAGCTTACTTCGGTACTTAGGTGGCCCTTTCATCGTCACCATACGCCTTTTCCCAGTCCTTTGATGCCCAGAAAGGGTAGAAGAATGGATCGGCTTTCAGCCGCTGCATGTCTGCCTCCATCTTCTGAATACGCCGTTCAAGGCGGTAGTTCTTTTCCTTTACCATCTGCAACTCAGTCTCCATCGTCGAAAGCGTCTGAGGCATCAAAATACGAATCATCCGTAATGCGCTCGGAGGCACGTTGGTAAAGCTCCATCTTGATTGCCATCTTGAGGTCTTCGAGAATCTTCTCTTCAATCTGCTCATCGGACTGGTACTCATCAGCAATTTCCTCAATCTGATCCATTAGCACTGTAGACATTTTCTCGCCCTTCCTTACCAATTTCTAGTAGCTGCATTGTATCTTCAAAATAACCCATGATCTCTGACTCTGGCATTTTCGCTGCTAACAGCATCTTGTAAGCCCTTTCACAAGCATCGTAGTAGCTGCTGTGATCTGTGCAGCCGATCAAATGCGCCTCGGCCTTCTTAGGCCCGATGCCGGGGATGCCTTTGATTCCATCACCAGGGTCGCCTGCAAGGACTTGCACCCAGTATGAGTGCATAGCCTCTTCCTCGGTGACAAAGTACACCTTGCCATCACGATTAAAAGTCGGCCATCGGTAGTGCCAACCGGGGATGGTGTCAAGGTCTTTATCAATCGAGCAGATAATGCACTCGTCCTCTGCTGCCTTATGCCAGAAGTCTAGGGCAACCTGCCCCACTTCATCGTCAGCCTCAAAGCCTTCCTCTGCATACTCAGCACCGAACTCTTCTACCATGATTCGCTTTGCATCTTCCAGCATCGGTGGTCGGTAGGTAGCCTTTCGATTGGCCTTGTAGTTCGGGTCGATCTGCTTACGAAAGCTGGCCTTGCCAGTAAGGTACATGCAGTATTCAAGGCACTCCGTATCTTCCTCAATGTTTTGCAGGTGGTGGGAGACAGCAGTGCTAATGTCGCTCTCATCGTAAGTAGCGTCAGGGTCATCCTGCATCTGCCTGTCCATGCTTGCTGTGATCGCAAAAGCGATACTGTCAGCGTCAATAATCGCCAACATCGTGATATGCCTCTTCAAAAAATTGCTGTTTCTGCTTGCGACGCGAAGGCTCGCCCTTGTGGCTGCCGCCTTTTCGCATCCAACGATCATCTTCTCGCATCCAAGCAGGCTGCTTGCGTTTAGTCTTACCCATCAGTCTGTACTTCCAAATCCTCGCTCACCCCGGTGAGTGCCGCCCAGCTTATCAACCTCCTGAAGATTGACATATTCAAAAGGCTGGATGACTAACTGCGCTATTTTGTCGCCCTTGCGGACAAAGTGTGTCCCAGCGAACACGCGGGTTAGCCCGACGATAATCTCGCCTCGAAAATCAGCGTCAATCACTCCTGCTAAAACATCAATGCCGTTATTCATGGCGAGGCCAGAACGAGGCTTGACTAGCCCCACAGTGTTGTAAGGCAACGTCATGGCAATGCCAGTGCAGATACGCGATACATGATCGTAGTCAACCCGAATATCGTGAGTGGAATAGAGATCAAGACCAGCAGCGCCAGGCGTCCCCCGGCTAGGCGTGATTGCCTCTGGCCTAACTTTGATAAAGTCAACTGTCTGCATAATATCCTCTGAATAGGTGGTGCCCCGATCAGGACTTGAACCTGAAACCTACAGATTAGGAGTCTGTTGCTCTGTCCAGTTGAGCTATCGGGGCTGTTACATATTTGTTACAAGCTAGAACGGTACTTCGTCATCAAAGTCCTCGTCATCGTCAGCCTGCTGCGCTGCCTGCTGATTCTGCTGCTCAACTTCCTGCTTGCGCGTCTCATCGGGCGTCAGCCCATGCTCTGCGTAAGGCATGAAATAGTCAGCAGCGATGCGGACAACTTCTGCTGCTGCATCATCAAGATTGCTCTTGCTAGTCAGCGTTCCGGCAACGATCTGTGCAGCGTAGCCCATCGCGCTCTGGCGCATGATGGCTGCTTGTCGGTCGCCGCCTCCTACCGGAGCAGGATTATTACCAGCAGCAGTGCCAGAACCAGAGTTGCCGCTAGATACGCCACTGCCTCCATTGCCGATCTCCTTGACCGTTACATCACTAGCGCGAATGTTGTTGTACGTACGACCGTTGCGCTCAACGCTGTTGACTACAGCCTCGATAACGTCGCCTTCGGCCAACTGATGCCAACCGCTGCCGTGCTTGACGTTAGCAACAGGCTTTTTCTTCTTACCAAGACCGTACCAGTTCCCATCAATGTTGATGTTGACGGCGTACTGGTTGCCGTACTGATCCTCTTCACCGAAGTCCTTGACAAATACCTTGTCAATCTTTCCTTCAACAATACTCTTACCCATAGTCATTTCTCCTATATACTTGGGTGTAAATAGTTATCTCGTCAGTCCAAATTGTTAAAGATCGTCTGCTGGGTCTAGTAGTTTACCAAACTAGCCGGGATTGTCAACACCCTAGTGGGTCTCTGCCCAACTGTCGCCAACTTGTACTTCACCAGCTAGCGGGCATCTTAGCCCGAGAAACTCTGTTGTCTTATCAAATGCGCTGTGTACAGCCTTAGTGTACCAATCTATCCAGTCCTTGTGAACCTCCGCTTGTACCTCATCGTGGATGTTGCCGACAAATGTTACATCGGCCCCTGCTTTCTTTATGTAGGTGTCAAGGT